AAATCAGTCATTTAATAATTGTTTTTTAGATGGTGATACTTCGTCCTCATCCTCTGCGGCTTCCTTGTTAACCGCAGATGGGTCGAAGTCCTTCTCGTACTTCATAATAAGAGCTTCACAAATCTTATCGTATAAAGCTTCCTTCCGTTCTTGGTCAGCTTCGAGGAACGCAGGGAATTCCTTACCTTGGAACTTCTCGTCGTTATAGGAATACCACGCACCTGCTTGCTTGACGATACCATTCTCCTTCAAGACATCCAACCAACTGCTGTAGTCATCAATACCACGATTAAAGTAAATGTTGAATTCAGCTTCACGATATGGCGGACCCAAACGATTCTTGGTGATAACTGCCTTCGTGGTGATACCAATGATGTTCCCAGCAGAATCCTTCAACTTACCAATCTGTGACAGACGGATACGAGTCGAAGCGTGGAATCCGATTGCCTTACCACCAGAAGTGGTGTATGGGTCAGAGAACGCAGGAGCGTTCATCTTCAAACGGAGCTGATTGGTGAATACGAGAGCAATCTTTTCACGACCCAAAAGATTCGTAATCTTTCTCATCGCCTTACTGATAATGATGGACTTTGCCGTTGCGTATCCATCCTTATTGAAGTCCGCAGCCATTTCCGTCTTGGTCGAAGCGGCGGCAACAGAGTCAACAACGATAGTGACCAACTTATCCTTCTTTGCAGCGGAACGAACCTTCTCGATGATGTTCACAATAGAATCAAAGATATCTTCAACCGTATCGTGCTGAACGTAGACCAACTTCTTCATATCTACACCAACGGCAGAGAAGAATTCATCATTGACCGCATTTTCGGTATCAATAAGAACCGCAACACCACCACGCTTCTGTGTGGTAGCAATAAGTTGTGCACCGACCAACGACTTACCCGATGCTTCTAATCCCGTCAACTCTGTGATACGACCGGCGGCAATACCACCGTTCGGACGATTACTGATTGCGATATCCAACATCGTATTTCCCGTTGAAATGAAATCGGTCAAATCAGTCGGGGTTTCCTCTTCTCCATCAAGGAAGTAGGCAACTTGTCCATCCTTGTACAACTTGTTCAAGCTATCTGCGATAACTTGGGCCAGTTCATCGCGGTCAGCGGATGGCACTGGCTTCTTTGGTGATTTTGTTTCCTTAGCCATAATGTTCCTTTATGTAACAAAACACGCAGGGGCTAGGTAGTTTTAAGGCTACCTAGCACCACAGCGTGTCTTTGGTTAATTAATCGTTGAACAGCTCGTCAAACGCATCAACGGCGTTCTTGACGTTCTCCTTTGGAGCGGCAGCGGTAGCCGTAACAGCCTTCGGCTCCTCAGCCTCACGAGCGGGAGTGATGACCGCATTATCAGGGTCAAGATACTTCTCAAGCGTGACCTTCAGCTCGTTGTAGGTCGGCTCCGTATAAAGCTCCTTGATATCGGGCTGAGTGGTCATCCACAGATTCGCCTGTGAAGCGTCCGACGAAAGCGGAGTCTGTGACGGCTTGACCTTTACCGAAGTCTTGGCGAAACTGGTATCCGACTTCTCCTTCGGAATGTACTCAACTACGATGTCACGACCAGTCTTAACATCGGTGATATCGCCGTAATCGGGGTCAGAGATGTAGGAAAGAAGTTCCTGATAGACCGTCTTACCGAACGAGTAGAAGCGAACACCCTTATCCTCTTCACCACGAACGATGACAGGAATGTAGGTACGGAGCTTCGGCATAAACGGACGAGCCTCCGCATACCGAGCCTTCGCATCGGGCTCACGCTGGGTATCATTCCGAACGGAATCAGCAAACTCCGCAATCGGGTCACGATTACCATACGAGAGAGGTGAAAGATAAGTCTTGTTGCCGAGATAGTGGAAGTAAAGTTCGATAAAGGGATTCGCGGGGTTATCCTTCCACGGGACGATACGGATGACCGTCTTGCCTTCCTTGGGCTTCCAGATAGCGGTATCGCGGTCCCCACCGCCGGTACGCTTGAAACTGTTCAGCTTGCTCTTTAGTGCATTAATGTCTAACGCCATTGTACTTCTCCTTGTGTTTAGAGTGTTTAGGGTGTTTATAACAAGTAGTTTACCCCAAGTGTCTTGAAGTATACTACCAAAAATTTAGTTTGTCAAGTGCAGTTTAGAAATTCAGAATTTGTTGTATTTTAGTACGAACTATTTTTAATTGGCCGTGGGCCGTAACTAGAATAGAATTCTTTAATTCATCCCAATTTACCCTATACGCCTTATCAATAATACCACCATTCTTACTTGCGATAAGAGCATTTAATGCATTAATGGTGTATATTGTATTGGTTTGCTTTTTCCGATGTACGGAAATAGTGGAAGCCGGAGGTTGGTGTCCAGCCTTCAATGACCCCACAACAATATTATATGTTAAAATTAGTTGATTGGCGTCATCAACATTTTCTAACACATAGATATTATTAAAAGCCAATTTATAGGAATCTTGGATAGCCTTTACGTGCTGTTCCAATTCTGCGGCTGGAATAAACGTGCAAAGTAACTGAGTTTCGTTCATATGATACTCTTAAGAAGCGTTAATCACTTCAAATAAGTATCAAATTGTCTTTGATAAACTTATATTTTATGTAAGAAAAGATTATCGTAATTAGCCCCACGATACTGACGAACAGGAAATCCACCGGCGCTCAATATATTGGCCACGTTTTCCATAGAATCCAATTCAGTATTTGGGACATCCAATAGAATTGCATCATACGTGTATAGAATGACTCTAGATTCATGCATTCCAAGGAAATTACAGACATCATACACCCGTTGGATGGCTTCTTCGGTTTCCGTCAACTGCATCATATAGTTGAATACCTTGTTCTTGGAAGCGTCCACCAAGGTCACTTTGCGACCCGTTCCTGACAATACAAATCCATTCTGACGGTATTCTTCCCACAGTTTGGAGGAATACCCCTTAATCTTTTGGAAGAACTCTACGCCACCCGTATCGTCGGACTGACCATACATCAAGGCAAAGGTACGGGCCTTAGACTCCTCATACTGCTCTTCGGTCACTTCATCCACTCCATAATACTGCTGAGCGAGATAGGTGTGAAGTGAGGTGGGTGGGAGTTGGTAATCCATTAACTTCCCAGCCAACCGCAAGTGGAACGCCTCATAATCGAACTGAACCAATGTTCCGTTTTCCCCGAACCGACTGACAAACTTCTCACGGGAACCATCGTTTTTGTTCAGAGCGGCAAAGTTGATGCCACCGAAGGCATTACTTGGACGGCCGGTAGACGTATAGATGTTATAATCGGAATATACGAAGTTATTATCGGTCGTATACAATCCAGACTTCTCAATACTGGCCAACGTCGGAATCGTTATCTGGTTGATGAACTGGAACGCCGAGTCGTGTTCCGTGGACTCATATCGCTTGTAGAGATGTTCGCAATGTTGAAGGAACGCCTCTGCGGTTTCCACCCATGAAGTCAACGGGATACTATAGTGAAGATTCTTGAACTTGAATTGATTTTTAATCTGATGAATACCCATCGTATAGAATTCACGATAGATAGGAATCACATCATAGTTAAGGTGTAGTATCGTAGCCAAATCTACAATGTTTACTGCATTAGTCAGATGACGCAGTTCCTTCTGGTGAAGGGTAATTAACTTGTGTGCACGCTTCAAATCCATCTCAAAGTGTGGAGCGTCTGGATGGTTCACGGATACGGTATAGAACGTTCCATCGTCAAAACGAAAATGGAGTGATGACAACTTGTTCTGTACGGGATGCAGAAACGCATCAACCGCCACGGGATAGACGTACGCCGTCTCTTCCTCTAAGCGGTTGGTGAGTTGTATAATATCGTCTAGTCGCGTGATAACCATTGGTTCCTCAATAATATATTTTAATTAAATATAATATTAAGTGGAACGGTTGTCAACCCCTTGAAAATATTCTAACGGGTTGTATAAGAGCCGAGACAACTCAGGCATCTGTCTACTATAAAAATTTACGGTAACTTGATTTTTGTGCCGGGCACCATACACGGGCTTACCATCCACGGCGGTAATATTGTTCGCATACCCCGAAATTAGCCACGGTAATTCAAGTGTTTGATAAAAAGCATTTTTCTTAAACTCATCGTATTGCTTCTTATCAACTTCAACCACCTTTGGGTCGGATATAAACTTGACAAAATATCTACTAACAAATCCTTTTTCAATATCCGTAGTTGTTATTTTTGGCTTGTTACTTAATGGTGCTTTCATTATTGTTCCCAAGGCTTGGGTACGCCTGTAATTTGGATTTTGGTAAAGTCTTGATTACGTACGCTTGCAGCAGATGGTGTAGTTGTTCGTCCTTGTGAAGCGTTTGGATTTTTAACTATACTGTTTGGTGGGGCGGACGTTGTTCCGGCCGGTGAAGTATCCTTACAGTGTGTGTATACTGCTCCCGGTTCTAATTTTGATGTTGGACGATATCTAAAGCGTCCTTGAATTTGTGTAGTCCATCCAGTTTGTGCAGTAAACTTATGTATTACTTTAGTCACCACATAGAATCCTCGTTCTAGAATAGATGGCACGCGGTCTATCAAGAATGATTGAAACAAATTTATACCACCTATACCCGGCAACGTAACATCTGCGACGGTCTTTGTAAGATTTGAACTATTAAATGCGTGTGCAATTGGTTCTACTCTACCGTTTTCTAAGTTAGTAGAATCTATATTTAACTGCTTCATCATTCGAGATGGATTAATTTCAATCAATTCCAAGGCAGTACCTAAATCAGCATATTCTCGAACAAAGTTCACTAGATTGGGATTTCCTAATGAAATAGTGGCATCACCCACATCTAATTTAGCCTGAATATCGTCTATAGTAGTTTGATATTTTCTAACGTCATCCCCGTATGGACCAGTATACGGATCTCTACTAACGATACGTTGCGCTTCGGTAGGATTATATCCCGCGCTTTGTAGTCCACCTAATTGACGAAGCCGTGCATTTTCTAATCCTATTGATGCCAACCGTTGTTCTTCACGTAAATTTCTAAGTGCATCGTCTTCGCACGCACTTTCTGAAATACAATCTTCATCGGGATTACACGGAGTAAACAAGTTCTGAATTAATGACAATTCTCTTAATTCTGGTACATTGATAGATTGTAACGTTCCCTTTTGCGCAGGACCACCAATATTGGCAATAGCTTGCACCGCAATAACCTGAGGTAAGTTAAAATCTACTGCCAAGTCTAATAAATCACTACCAAGTTCTCCATCTTGGAATAATTTAGTTTTTCTATTGAACATATAGATATAGTTAGCATCATCACTGTTCGGAGATGCTTCATATCTACTTATTTTAATTCCAGATATATTGTCTAAAATATTATTCGATTGTAATTCTTCTAAATCGATACTTAGGTCTGTCTTACTCTCCTTACTTTCCAATCTGGTTAATGGCTTTGACAAGCCCATATCAATAATATGCATGCCCGGATTAGTTACATCCGTTGAATAGACTTGTAAGTTCCAGTATCCTTCTGTTGCAGAATTCATCATATTCAATAAATTACTGATTGCCGAACTGACTGTATCTGCCGATGTAAATGCCTGCTTAATAGCTTTCGTGTTTAACCACACTCCACGATACAGATATGAGGCGCCCGCTTGAGAATTTATATTGTTAAGTGTATTTTCAAACGGAACAGATGATGCATAAAATTGGTCAAGTAAGTTATTATTATTTAAAATTTCTAATCGTTGAGATGCATCTGAAGATCCTGGTATTTCTGCAAAACGGATAATACTTCGATACCTACTCTTGTCTAATGAAGTTTCATACGCGGATTGAGCTCTTGGATTAAAGACCACCATAACTTCCGGATTAACTGACCGTAAATTTGGATGATATCCAACTTGATTAGCAATAAGACCTTTATTAGATTCTTCTTCAGTTGCTTCTTTTGAAATACGTAATACTGCCAAATCTGCTGCGGCCGAAGTACCTAACATACTGGCAATTCCGTAGGTTGTGTCATTTAATACTTTTTCTACGAAAAATCTCCAACTAATAAAATATTCGTTTTCTCTGGTACCGCCTTCCGAGCTGGCGGCACCGGTACTATTTGATTGTTGATTTCTAATTGGAATAATCTGTCCACTCCATGTATTATCTTCTAAATACTTGGACATTAACTTACTAAACGAATTTTGCTTCCAAGAATAGGCGTTATTAAAATATTCTTGAACATCCATAGTTTTACAATTTGTTGTTGGACTTGCACACGTAGATTTTACTCCCGTGTGCTTTGTTGGAACTTCAAATTGTTGAACAGAATGTACGGTTAGATTTATTTCGTATGTATTATTTTTGTTATACTTTAAATTAAAGTTGGCTACATAACAAATAAACAGTTCATAGTTACCATAATTGTTATAGATATATCGCTTGATAAACTTCTTTTGTTTATCGGGATTGACAATTAGTTCACTAAATTCGTTTTGGATATCTTCCTTTGGTTGATTCCAATCATACGGGGTAATCTTAAACTCGTTTTTGTTTGATGACATTCTGCCTAACTCTAACACAACTCTAGTCGCCGGTCGTAGGAAATATGTAAGTAATGCATCTACTTGACCAACAGAGTACGCTGCAATTTTTATGTTTGCTTTAAGTAGTCCACCACGAACTCCCATAGGGCCAGCGGTACTACGTTCCGCGTTTATTTCCGTGATGCCTGGGATAGGAATGTTACGTTGGTCGGTTGTGGCAGCACTACTAGACACCACAACAGGAATTCGTACTGGCGTCCCAGTGGTTCCATTTGATGTAGCATAGCCAATAATACTTCTATTATCTTGTGGATAGTAGATGTCCTTAAATGAACTTTCAGGATTTCCGTGCATACCCAACGACGGACACCATGCCGCGCCTCTTGCCGTTAAATTACTACTCTTTACGTTCATCAGAGAAGTGAGCTTTACAAACGGCATATACGTATTAGCTGTTTCAGCCGCTACTCTCCGTCGTGTTAACTCATATTGAATTTTTGGATGAAATGATTCCAGTGACCCAATAAACGGAGTAATCGCTGAATTACCGAACTCTGGAGCGTTTGAAAGTGTAGTAACCAGTACCCCTTCTTGGGAAGGAATCCAATTGATTCCTACGGATAGCCAATATTCATTTACTCGTTGTCGAGCTCCTTCTTGGTTTTCATCATCCCACCTAGCTTTTCCATCCGTTGAATCCCAATATCGGGCTTCATTTACAGCAATTTCTTTTATAATTGACCGATGTTGTCTGCTCTTTGCTCTAAGTACAACAAATGCCCGTTGTAAATCACTCTCTGTTATATTTCTTTGTGTAACTTTACCGGAACTGGTTTTTGTTCCTAAATTTCCACCAATACCTGTGTATAGAGCGTTACTTGTCGCTGATCTAAATAATGGTCGGCCGGTAATAATATCACCGTGAGAAACGCCAGACCATGGGTTACTGGTGTAAGTTAATGTATTCCATTGTCCCGTCGTGGGGTCCGCTCTATTAAAAACGATGATATCTCCGTCAACTAACTCTATAAATCGTCCTTGCCCACTCTGACCAGCGGGTATTATTGGATTGAGTACATCAAACGGATACGCTCTATTAGTTCGAATTTCTTGTGCGTATTCGGTATGTGCAGTTTTATTTTGTGGAAAGGCTAATCCTGAAGTTCTTGCTATAGCTTGCTTAAGAACCCAAGATATAAACGCGGCACTCCAAGGTGCATCAGTTATAGTTGACATATTAAATATTTGGAATAAATAAACTAGTTCCTGGCTGTACCGCTAAGCTTCCATTTACTAACAAATTTGCTTTAGCGATGACCCACCAGTTATCAGGTGTTTTGTAAAATCTATTAGAGATACTATCAAGTCTATCACCTTCTTGGACGATATAATAAAATGGAATATCTTCTAAAGGAATAGCTTTGGTCAATTCCGTGGTATAATACGGAATTTTCTTTGAGGAGTCAACCGATAGCGGTTTAACGTATCTATCCATTTTAGTTTCCTCCAGACAAATAATTGTTTATACATGCGTCTTTATCTTCCCCAGCGTCTTGACAAAATGCAGCTGCCGCAATACGCACAAAATTAGCATCTGCTTCGGTTCTCTCATATTGTCTGAGTGCAGACTTTATCTTCTGCACTTCAGTGTTATTAGGTAACGGAATTTGTCGAGGAGCCGGTATACGGAGAACACTTTCTGGTGCACGGAGGTTCCCGCTTACAACAGCTGAGGTCGCAAATCGAACTCTGTCTCGGAGTGATAATTCTACTCTTGTAACTCCTCTACGTGCGGCTTCCTTTACCGCGGCATCAACTACATTATTAGATCTAATCGGCACAGTTGATGCTAGTCTTGCTGAATAATATGCTGGTAAATCTTCTGTAATCTTGTAGAATGGACTATTATAGAACTTACTACGTTTTTCGAGTAGCGATATTGTCATAGTTACATTAATAGTTTGTGATACTTCTCTATCAACGTCAAATGTAATATTTTCATCTATAAAATCAAAATCTAGTGTTTCGATGTAACACGGTTGATTATCATAAATACCACCCACGGTAATCTTAAATAATGGAGGAACCATAAATCCACTTTCGGATACATCTGCTGGGAACGCCAATCCCGTAAGAAAGTTTACCTTTGTCCATGCATTAATTAATTCTTTTTGTGAGAACGCAGCGATATTAAAATTCATACTTACTGACCGCTTTGCACCTCCATACGTTACAAATCGTTCAGTACGACCAACGTATCGTTGTTCATTGAATTCAGTCTTTGTTGATTCTTTTAATTGAGAAATAAATGCTCTGAACTGTACATTATTATCGTTACTGTCTGTGAATACGAATCTTATAATGTCAACGCCTTTACCTTCGTGCTTGGTGTTTATACCACCGTACCCTATTCTATCAGTTTTTCCTTGTTCCGTCCCCGCATCAGCAGACCCATCCAATCCAATATTCAATGGGTCAAGGACTGAGCCAGCACTTCCATTAATTACAGGATTTATACCACTGGTTTCTACCACCGAGGTAGCTATATTTTGTTGATAAAATTGCTTTTCTGCAAAGAACTTACTATTAAATCTATCTTTAGTTCTTTTTAGTTGATTGTCTCTAAATTGTTCCGCTGCTCTAACAAAATCTGGAATCTTTTCTGGTTCCTTCAATGCCGCCGGAACTTGTATACGACCGCCCAATTTACGTATTACACTGGTTGCTAACCCAGTAAGCGTAGTAGTTACTTTCTTTTGTACAATACTTTTAACCGTAGCCGTGGTAGATAATCTTGGTAATCCACGTGAACTTAATGGTTGGGGGTCCACGATAACTGGACCGGATGATTTAGGTGTTAAAGTACCTCCAGTATAACCAAATGTTCTATATTCTGGTCTAGATGTCAAATAATTTTGTGGAAATGGGATAATCGTATTTGCTGCTTTCTTTAATTGTGTAGATACAAATGACCGTAGAGAAAGTGAAGGTAATGTTGGACCGCCTGTGGTAATAATTTTAATACGACCCGCGGTGTCCGACACAGTACTATTTTGAAGTAGTCCTGATGGATTTGGTACTATTGCGGACGTTACAATATGACGACGAGCGTGCACGAACGGAACAGTATTTAATAGTACCGAGGCAGGATTGAATAGTTTCGTATTGACGAACGTATTACCAGTTTGCAACAACGTTTGTTTAGCAATAAAAAGAAGTCCATCGGACGATTTTAAAAATCTACTAACTCTTGTAACATCACGTTGAGTAGACACCACAGGAACAGATTGGCTATCGCTTTTAATTCTACTACGAGAATCAGCGGTATCTGGAAGAATACTGATGTACGGTTGTCCATCAGGAGTTTGCCGAGTAGCGAACTTCCCGTATATTTCTTGCGACGATTGGGCAAATCGGTCAGCTAATGTCGTAAATGCCATAATTATGCTCTCTCATTACGTGAGTACACACCAACCAAACTCATACGAGGAACCGTTCTCATTGTACCGTCAATATTAATCGTAGTATTTGCGTTTTGTAATGTAGCGATTAATGTGTCAACTTTTCTATTCAACTCTGAGGTGTCACCCGGTTGCAGTGCTCCTTGGGACATCAAGCGAGTTCCTGCCAATACCGTATCATTATTGTTCAATGCTACCGCGCCGGTTGGAGTTACCAAGGTACGTTCACCGTACCCAGAGATTACATCATCTCCCTTGAATAGACTGTATAGACCGTACCCTACCGCTGCGGTGGCTGCGACTGCTGCAATTTCCGGTGCGGCAAACGCAGCAACCGTACCACCTAATGCCTTTCCTAAACCTTTTAATGCTCCACCACCAATGGCAGTACCTGCCGCAGAAGCCACTATTTGCTTTGCTAAACCACCAAAACTTGAATTAACCGCATCAGCTGCGGAAGACAACGCCGCTAGTGCTTTGGAAGTCGCCGTAGCGTTAGTTCCTAGTTGGCTTAGCTGTGAGTCTAAATTATCAGCAGTAGTACGTACTTGACCAGCTCGGAGTAATTGTTCAGACGATACTCCTAACTGTTCAAACAAAGCACGGAAGCTGGTGCTCTTAAAAAATTCTGATGGAACTGTTGCTCTAAGGTAAGCTAGTAACGCATCTGGTCCTTCTTGTTCTGCAATTCGAGTTAAGGTGCCAAAATCAATTTGCCCACCCAATTGATTTAATTGGGCTACGGTATCAATCGTTCCTTCTAAATTGGTAACCAATCCCGCTTGAGCTGATTGAATAGATGCCAAACTGATTCCAATCTTTTCTGCATCTGCTGCTGCCTTGGCAAATCTATTTCCATATAATAAAAATGATAAGGAATTTTTATTAACAATAGTAGCAAGTTGATTAGACGACAAACTTGCTCGACCGGTCGCTTGACGAAACGCAGTAAATTGTTCTGTGGTGGTTGCCCCGATAACAGTCAATGCTCTTAGCGATTCACCAGTTAATTCAAATTCTGACCCGAATCCACCTTTTAAATTACTTGCAAGTTGTGCTGCACCTTGTGCACTGAATTTAAATCCGTCGCGTACACCAATGAAGGTGTCTGCTAGAGATTTTTCAACTGCTTGAATTTGACTGAGTGACGCTGCGCGATTTGCTTCTAAACTAATAATTTGTCGAACGGCCTGTGCACGATTCTTAAGTTCTAATTCTATTCCTGAAGTAGCGGACACTCCGATGGTTTGACCGAATTTTCTTCCAGCATCGGCTACCTTTAATAGTTCAGTACCCAGTCCAATCAAATTTTTCTTAAACTCTTTAGTACCCGCAGCAGTATTCTCTTGGCCTTTACCAAGTGCTTCTGTTAATGAGGCTATCGCACTGCTTAATGATGAAAAATCTTCTTGGGTTGGGGTTGCCATAGATTATCTCTTGGAAGGTTTACTACGTTGGTTTGACTTGACCAAATCTGCTTCTTTTTCTTTTGTTTCTTCTAGTTGCTTCATATAGAAGTTTCGTAAGTAAACCGGCATATTATAGACTTGTTCAAAGTTAAACGCACCATTACTATAATATGCTAATGTAAACAACATTTTATGTATTTGAACCTTGTTCTCAGAAGTCAGGCCAAAAAAAGGTTGCCCCAATGGGCATCCTCGCTGCGGTAGTAGTGTCACATTGAGAACACGTAATATTTAAATTAAAATCTACATCAGGCGAAACCTTTTTCATTTGTTCACGAAGTGCCCGAATATCACGGAGAATCATTGCATCTGCAAACTCTCTGATACTTTTCTTGTCCCGATTACCATTGACTGAGGTAATAATGTACTTTAATCGGGTCGATGTGTCACCTTCAATAGCCCCATTAATTTTCTTTAAGGATTCTACCTCAGCTTGAATATTTTTTTCATCGCCGCGGGTCAATAACTTAAAGGTAATACTAATTCCAGTGGGTAATACAAACGTATGTTCGCCGTTTGCCGAGTCACTTTCTGGAGTAACCATATCTAATTTTGAAAGGTCTACCACGTGGTCAACCTTCTTACCACAAGATGAACATAATAGTTGAATTGGATAGTCTTTTCCATACCCAAGGATACGAGCCGCAACCATTACTGCGTTTAAATCCCCGACCAATAAATCATCGGGTTTTACACCCTTGGTAACAATCAAACTTTCCATCAACTTATCAATTACCACGCCTTTCTGAATGAGATTGGTTGAAGTCAAGATATCTTCTTCCTTAGCGGTCATATACTTGATATCAATGGTCCCACTCCGTAACGGGCTTCCCTCTGGATAGAGTTTTCCACCACTTGGGAGGTCTATCGTTTCTGTCGGGAAACTATATTCTGCCATAAATAACTCCTTAAACTATTTGGTTTTACCACCTATATAAATATTAATCTTCTATATTTTGAGTGGAAATATCTTGCTTATAAACACTATTAATTTTCTTCACAAATTCCTTAAAATAGGACTTAGAACGTTCAGGAGTGACTAACGCCCCATCCACCACTAAGTCTGCCACCTGCTGTTTCTCTTTGAGGATATCACGCATATATTCATCGATGGTATCGGCACATAACATATAATAAACTTGAACTTGTCCTTTTTGACCGATACGGTGGGTTCTGTCCTCGGCTTGTTCGTGATTCGCAGGAACCCAATCGCAATTCAGAAATACCACGGTATCTATCTGATGTTGGAGTCCGTCAATACCCATACCTGCTGCCATCAGACTGAATAATCCTACTTTTGCTTCACCCTTGGTCAATCGGTCAATTGTGACTTGACGTTCCTTACTATTCATTTCACCCGTTAAGAGTGCTGCCTTGTCCCCATACTGTTCAGCCAAGAACTTGAGCGGAGCAATATAGTTACTGAAGATAAGGATAGGTTTATCGTTATCCAAGAACTCATCCACCATTTCTACCAATCGTGGAATCTTCTTTTCAATCAAGAAGTTTTGAAGTTTCGGCATGTGACCGATGGTAGGTTTCTCTACCTTCCACCGACCAAAGACTTCTCGTAGTAATTCCTTGTATTGTTTCTGTTCGTCCTTCGTTAATTCTACATACAAGTCATTTCGTTGTTTTGCTGGAAGTTCAGTAAGAATCTGTTCCTTTTTACGACGAATGACCAAATCTTTGGTACGGTCGTGGAGGTCTTGGAGATTACGGGGTGCTTCTCCCTTCCATCCCCCGTAACGTTGGGTAAAATGGAAGAAGTTGTTGAAACGTTCTTTGTCAAGGAAGTTCAACAAAGCGAACGCTTCGATTGGACGAGACATCACGGGAGTACCGGTGAGGAATAGGCAGTACTTCGTTTTGATGCCTGGATATTTGCGTCGTTCTTTATACGAACCCAGAATACTCTTTGCTCGTATAGTTTGTCGGTTCTTGAGATAGGTTGCTTCGTCACAGACTAATAGTTCAAATTCTTGCTTTCGTAAGTCACCGACAACCTTACCCACGGCGTCATAATGGACAATGTGAAACTGATTTGACAGCTTACCATCGTAACTCTTACTGTCCCAGATGGTCGCATCCTTCCCAGTAAACTTCTTGATTTCACGTTTCCAGTTGACCACAACCGACAACGGACAGACAATCACCGTCTTAAGCTGCTTGTGTTGAGCGAATCCGATAGCTTGTGCAGTCTTACCCAACCCAGGCGCATCTGCGATGAGACACCGACCATCTGCTCGTTCGACGAACTTGACGCCAACTTTCTGGTATGCGTAAAGCTGAAGTTGCATGCCATTGATGTCAAAATCAATATCATCTTTGACTCGTATCTCATCTAAATCTTCACGGCGGTCTTTGAGCTTTTCCAGTAACTTCAAGACTTTCTCATCACATTGGATATTTTCTTCGCCAAAGACCTTAAACACTTTCGGAAGATGAACTGCTGGAAACTCCCACGTTTTATTTTCCCCATTCCACTTACGACCGTCTACTTCGTACTTGAAACGTTCCATCAAGGGTGGATTATATGGCATAGCGACAGCCCCCGTTTTACTATCAACTAACGTAACGGTGACTTGAACTGATGTTGATGTTTGGGGCTTTTCTACCGCGGGAGTTTGCGTGGTACGGGCAATCTTTAAATGGGAAATGTCTTCACCAGCCAATACCAGTTTGGCTGCTTCTTTCCAGACTTCGGGAATCCCAATCGTGGTGGTCATCCATTGGAGATATGATTGATTTCGATAATAAACAGTCGAAAGCGAATATCCCTTGAATTTTCCCCACGTAAGTATTGCGGTATCAGCTGACGGATGTACCATCTTCGACCTTGACGTATGTAAATGTATCTACGTCTAATCTCCACCCATCGTTGGGGTCTAATCCTAATAGCCGCATCATTTCTTCGTTAGCGACCACTACTTTGGTGGTCAACTCTTGTTGATACGTTTTCAATAATTGGTTGTTACTTTCAATTAAATGGCGTAATGCCAATGGAACTGGAACCGTTGCTGTCATAATATCTACCTATGGTGTTTAATAAAATTTAAAATGCCGTTTAATATTTGTCAAGGTTATGGAATAGCAGGGATGTTTGGATTTGATGATGTTGGTAAATAATCTGGACATCCTACGCTTGAGTATACATACCCAGCAGTTTCAATACATACGATACTGAATTGAGAACCAGACGCTCTGTTTGGGTTAACAAACAAAGATAATGAAGTAAATAATCCAGGACATTCTTTTGTTCCGGGAGGACACACGGTATAACTACTACCCATATCACCTTGTTGACCGGTTACCCCTTGGGCGCCGACAGGCGAAGTACTTGTACAGTCTGACGCAGATTTGTGAACACCGGTCGTACCACTTGCTGGTGCATTAATGACTGATGTTACGAAAGACGCTGTTGGAACAACAATCGATGCAAATTGTGGTCTACTTGCCGTAACCGCAGATATCGAATAACTAACGTTTGTGTTTACCACTAAACTTGAATTACCAAATGGAAAATAATATGACATTAGATGCTGCTCGCGCAAGTGTTGCCGGTGAGAGTGATAGTTCCAGCGCCATCGGTATTGAATATCGCGTTACTTGTTGGGTCTGATAAACTTGATAGGTTAACTGCGAGTGATGAACATGATGAATCATAATATAATACTACTCCGTTCGTTAATGAACTCGCATTGGCGTAATAGGTTTGTGCAAATCCGTAATTACAAGTATAATTTACCATAGATAACAGATACACACTATTTCCACGATATCCAGATGGGCCGGTCGATCCTTGTGGACCCGTTGCACCCGTCTTGGTATAGTTCGACCCACTAGCACCAGTAGACCCAGAAATATTAAGTGCCAAACTCGCGGTATTAATTGCTATGGTACCTAAATTATATAAAAACTGTGCCGTTTGTGTTAAGCTTGCACTTACCGCGGTATTGGTAATGCTTATTGGTACATTATGAGGAAAAAATTGCATAAATAATCCTAGAAAGCGTCGGAAATACCACCGGGTGCTCCCGTTGGTCCTTTACTACCGGTTGCTCCTTGTGGTCCTTGTACATATATACAAATCCCATCAGAACCATTTACACCAGCCACGCCTGTAATAGCTTTCGATGCCGTATAAACTCGTATAGCTGCACTCGCTGTTGCTGCATAACTAGCATACGAAGCAGTTAATACGGATTGTAAATTTGCTGAACCCGACCCAAATGGATAAAATCTCATATTATTCTTCTGTGGAGAGAATGTAGAGTGACGCGGTGATATTTTGTGTAGCACCCGTTCTATTTTCTAATTGATACCCAAGCGTTCCGGTTCCAGTAGAAAGGTTTCCAGCTTCCCACGTGTAGGCTTCCAACACAGGAACAAACTTGTATGCAAAACTTCCAGTATCAAAAATAACGTCTGCAATCAATTGTGATGCGGCCGACGAGGCCGTATCGAATGACCGCGTTTGTTCTGATGACGGAACATCTTCAATTCGTGTTGAATATAGTCTTAACCGTGATCCTGTTGTGGCGCTACCACTTAATATTATAAAACTCTTCTTTGTGGTAATACTACCAGACACGCCATACCCCGTAGTAGGGATAGATGACCGACTTATTATTAATGAAGTGCGGTCGGTGATACTATCTCCAACAACTCCAAAATCATATACTGTTAAGTTCACCGCTGTAGGACCGAATGAACTACTAATATGATACCATACATCACCATTACTAAACGTGTTTCCGATAATAGGCGGATTTAAATCAAGGCTTAGACCAGTTCCTTGTATTAAAGAAATATCGGAGATTAATGCAACTGAATCGTTGAGATTGAAATCGGTAGGCCCTCTACTAGCATCAATATTGACACTAGCACTGTCCGAATATAATCTGATTCGCGTGGTCTTATTTGATTCTGCATTTAATAAAATAAATGCCCCACCGGGACGAGGTGCCATAGCCCCACTTACTATTCCTGCATAAAATGTAGGAATAGTAAGTGTTCTTCTTGTAAAACTCGCCCCGGCCAATACTCGTTCTAAAATACCCATGTATGTCTCTTATGGAAAGGTACCACTATAAATATCTAATTTAACCAATAATAGACAAATTTTACCGATAATGGTCACCACCAAGCCACAATACGAAGGACCGACGAGTTCCCTTAGTGACTGGGGCAACCCGGTGCATCATATAGGATGGGAAAATAACCACATTTCCACGACCCCGTGGGGCTTGAAGTGGACCATCTCCACCCTGCCAGATTTCTAAATCACCGCCTTCATATTCATCTGGAGCAGCTAATTGTACGGTAATAGACACCTTTCGGAGTGATAACATGCCAGGTCCGATGTCTTGGTGCCATCCATAATGACCACCAGCAGAAGCGTGGTATTCGGTGTATTGAATTCCTTCTGGTGCGGTATGTAAATCGAAGTTCCAAAGTACATCATTAGCTTCGATAGCCATTCGCATCAACTTATCATATAGCCATTCCCACTTTTCGGTTTGGGGAACCCACTTAATAGATGATGAGCGGATTTGCTTATTCCCACCAGCAGTGGTTGCTTCTTGGAATGGGATTTCGCCAACTTCCCGATAAATCTTATCAAGCTCTTGGTCACTAAACCCTTTGTCAAACCAGTAGTAGTTCTGTGAATCTACGTGCTTTTTTGGGAAAATAAAAGTGTTTTGCATACATAACTCCTTAGTTAGAATATTTAGAAAAATATATTTCCTTGTCGTTTTCAGTAATCGGGGTAAATTCAGGTAATCTAGAGGTGATCGACCATTCCGTTACACAAACATTTTTAATTGAATACACTACATCACTACGTTTTGTAAACTCTCTGGTTATAAAATCATCACCAAACCAGACTTTTAATTCATTTGGGATAGGCGTCCATCTGTCTCGCTTAAACATAAATAAACACCCCCACCCCGTACCTCGACCTTCTGTATTGACTACTTGAATTTCCGTATTGTGGACATCCGTAATCATATCTTCACATAAAAAGCAACTCGTAGATAATCCGTAGATTCCGTTTTCTTTATCAGCGTGCGATTGATGTGCAGTTAATATATATGGTATCGATGGATTGCACCATACATCGTCGTTTAGAATCATCACATATTCACTCGTAGAGATATCAACTCCTAAGTTCCACGCTGGGTTTACATATATATTTTCTATTTGCTTGTTATACTGTAATTTACTTAAACCCGTTAACATTTCAGTTGGGCAAGAATTCGAATCATTATCTATCAAAATAATTTCATTAACCAAACTGCTATTATTTAAATCAACTAGCACTTCTCTAAATCGTCCTAGGTGCTGCTTCCACATCGTGGGTATAACGATAGAGTACATTTTAATCCTCGTAAATGTAATTTACAAAGTTTTCTTCTGTTCCAAATCGACTTGGTACGCTTAACGGGTCATTTGGGTTGATTCGATATGGATAATCGTCTACGCCAAGTTCTGCGAATCTTTGTGCAATCCTAGCATTATAATGATACATAATTGTTCTAACTCTACGTTGAATATCTGCCCTCGACAAATCGTGTGTATTCTGACCCGTGTGATTATTATAAATAAACTGAATGTATCCGAGCTTTGGTATCTTTACAAATTTAGTGTGTAGAAATGTTCGTACAATCAATTCATAATCATCTGCTATAGCCAAGTCTCTATTGTGACCACCGACGGCGAAGTACACATCACGACGCCATACTCGTACGTGGTTCGGTACTCCAACAATATGACGAATTGTTTTTGGGTTGATGTTCGAGGTTAAAGCAACATCCCAATTACATCCCCGATAATTAACTTTTCTATACGTGCCATACCCAAGAGAGAATCCTTCCCCATATGTAAGCGATACCCAATCTTCGGTTACTTCGACGCTATCATTATAAATAAATCCAGCATCGGGAAACTTATTTGCTGCGTTCATCACATCCATCGAACAGTTGTCGGTTAATAAGTCGTCGTGGTCCAGTTCTGCGAGCCACTTACCCCGAGTCAAACACGCAGCTCTATATTTTGATTCCCCAATGATTCCCTTGGTCTTTTCTCTAAAATCATATACTCTAACTCTGGGGTCTTGTGCTGCGATTTGCTCTGCGATTTTTAACGTTTTACCACCATCGGATGAATCGTTAACCATCACCCATTCCCAATTTTGATAGGTTTGCTCTTTCAACGATTCGTATGTTCGGACTAGCTTAGTTCCTGTGTTATAAATTGGAGTAAAGTACGAAATCAAATGTTCATTACTTTGTTCAAGCATTTGATTCATCGCACAATTATATGCGATATCTCCGATATTCTGTTGCGTTGGAGGAACAGTCATCCACTTTTTACGTACTTCTAAATTTGAATAACACAGATTTGGAAACTTTTTATAATCATCCGATACGGTAATAATAGAATCGGGTTTGACGTTTATTAAAATATTGTTTAACTGTGCATCATCCTTGGCGTACGTGACATCTAAACTAACATCTTCGTACCCCAAGTAATTTATACTTTCAAGCTTTGGCTCATCAGGACCAATATATAATACCTTTGGTACTCTAGCTTTCTTGACAGCTGTTAAGTAGTTGTAAAAACACAGTACCTTGTGGATAAAGTGAAACTCATCGGGTACAAGATTATATAAAGGTTCAATAAATCGACCGTCCGCATCATACCCACCTTCATATGTTTTTAGACTATACAGAGATGTATGTAAGGCATATTGGGCAGAATCTATATGACGGAGCTTCATATGTTCTGGGCCTACCTTACGAATCTCTAATCCCGTAAAATCATTTCCACCGACATATTGTTCAAACACAAATCCTTTCTTGGTTGGATTTTGTTGAATCGCTTCCAGTAATTCAGTATAGAAGTCTGGGTGTAGGATGTTATCATCATCTAGAATTGAGACGAATCCTTCTTCAATCCCCGCCACTATCGTACTGATTTGCGGATAAAGATAATCAGTCCCATTACTTTTAAGAAAATAAAACCGTGTTTGGTTATTTTGCAGTCGGTTTAACAGCTCCGCATCAATATCCTTAAGTGTAGTAGTATCAAATAACAAATGCCAAACCACATCAAATGGGCTTGGAAATACCGTTTGTTTAATTTTTTCTAGATTATGTAACCGAGTACATCTAGTAAATAAATGTAATTTTAACACCATGCTCTCCTTATACTGAATAATAATACTCTGGCGTATTAAATAATTCTTTAAGCTCTTGCGTCAA